ATGGTCCATGTTCTTTTGATATTTAAAAATCTCATAAGTTACACTATTATATTCCATGTAACAATCAAATAAGTTAACATCTTCAAAAATTAAGCAAAGACCTTTTGGAATATCTCTATGATACATATTATCCATATGTCCACCGAAGTAAACAGTTAAAATTTCATCAGTAAGATGTTCTTCAATCCAAGCATCATATTCGCCAACAAGAACAGGAGAAGAAGAATCAGTTTGAGTTCCTCGGTAGTCTTTAATTCGCTGATAAATTTTTACTCTCGCGTTGGTGCGACCCATTTATATCTCTCCAACGGATAAGAAGTTTCATCAGTAAAATCAGTTGCCGTTGGAGTAACAGCAAGTTTTCCTGCATTTACTGACTGAGCATACTCTTTATAACGCTTATCATAAGATTTATATTTAGCTGAGAGTTCTTCATAAGAAGAACCCATTTTATACGTTGGAAGAAATTTCTTTCGCAGAAGATCAAATGTCTTCATGCCTGCTTGACGAACTTGAGCATCTGTGAATAAAGCAAGAATAGCTGCTTTTTCAGCAGCTGTAAGATCAAGAAGAGCTTCACTTCCTACTTCTAGTAATAAGGTAGATTCTATCATAATGAAAAAAAGTAAGAGAGGGGGATTGTTCCCCCTCAATAGGTTAGGAAACCACGTTTTCGCAGAAAACAGCCAGATCGGTGCCAACCGCTACCTGATCAATGTACATATCAGCTTCAATACGTACAGCATCATTCTTCTCAGGCATAAGGATCTTACGAGTAGCAATTGAACGACCATTTGATTCACCAACATAGGCAATATTATAACCAGCGGAAGGGGCAGCCTTAGTTGGGCGCGGAGGTGTGTAGCACAACAGCATTTTACCATTGACCAAAAAGTCAGTTCCACCTTCATTGACTGCATCTAAGACTTCGATGCGCTCAACTTCAAACAAGTTAGCAAGAAGAGCCAACGTGATGACTTTATCA